CGCTAGGAGGGGCTTTAACGGGCGTAGGAACGGTTTTTCTGCCTTGGAGAGCCTGCCACTCAGGTGACTCCTCAATCATCGCCTTGAGCCCCTTACCAAAGGTTTCAAACAGCTCGTAGTCAGGCTCAGCTATACGGAACACTTGGTTAGGGTTGATTGCCGGCGGAAGACCAGCGGACTTGATGACCGACGGAACAGGGGCTACACCCTTGACGTTGGAGTACATCTTGCCGTTCTTGCCCGGCCTTGGGATCACCGTCAACATGCACCACGCACCAAGGATGCTCTGGATGTCAAAGCGCCTCATCTCCGTGTCTGTGAAGGGCTTGTTACGCCAGTTCTGTAGGTCAATGCGAAGGTTCGCCTTCTCTGACCAGCTCAGCGTGTAGTTCTTAAAGATGGCAAGGGGATCACCACGCTCGGTGACTAGCTCTTCGCCTTCGTCGTCTTTGCCGTGGAGCTCCCAACCAAGCATGATCTTGCGCTGGTGCTTCTCTTGTCCATCGTACTCAGTACGCTGGGTTCCTAAGTCGATGATGCGATAGCACCGTGCAAGGTGAAGCCCTGCGGGTACTTGTTTAAAGTCGCCTGATGGCGCTGTGTTTTCTACAAAAAAGCTCATGATTTTTCCTTAAAAATTTGGTCAAATTGGTTTGTAAAGTGTTCAATAAATTCGTCTAGTTTTGGATTGGTTTTGTATGCTTCCTCAAGTAAATATTTTTTGTATTCCTGCTGAGCCGCAGGGTCTGCTTTCCACTCCTCGTATTCTTTGTGCGTAGCCATGGTAATCACTCCCAGTCTCCAAAGAACAAAGGCGCTCCTACGTAGTCAGGAAGCCTTGCTCCACCACTGTAGATGTGGTTGATGTCTACGTTTTCGTTCATGCCACTGGCTATGCCCATGATGTAGTGAAGCTGTTCTGTGTGCCAATCAAGCACCATCAAGATGCCAATACGCCCCTTGCTGGTGTCAAACCATAGTTCGTCTTGTAAGTTCATTCTTCGTCCTCTTCTTCTGGCTCTTCTGGCGCAAAGGCTGTGTGTAGGCGATCATGCTCACGCATAGCCTTGTTGCGCTCCTCCAGCTCCGCCCACTCTTGGGGCGTACGTTTGGGGTTGATAAAGCCTTCAGGGCTTTCGGCTTCAAGTTCAGCCATAGTTTTGTGGGTCATCATGGTCTCCAGATAAAAAGGTCAAGGGCTAAGACCACTGCGCCTATGGCAAACAGGATCACGTTAATGCGCATGGTGCGGAATTCTTTGTCGTTCATGTCAAACCTCCCACACAACTAATGCGGTGTACAGCGCAATGAGAAAGAGGAAATAGGCAACCCAGCCAGCAATGCGGCGCTGAGAAAACTCAGGTTCGATGTTGAGTAGCGCCATTTGCAGAAGCTCTGCATCAGCACTCATGTAGTTGCGTAGGGGAGGGGTGTAGTTGCACCCAATTTGAAGACCAGACTTGGTCGTGTAGGGAAGATGTTTATCCATTTGATTCTCCTTAACCGTCGTATCGACGTGCAAGCATTCTAACACGCAGTTAAAAACAAACACAATACATTCCCGAGTGAAACGTGGGGTTATCTTTAATTTAAAGTTAATGTATACTTGCCGCCAAGGAAAAACAATAATGAAATTGCAAGAGTATTTTTCGACGGAGCCGTTGGGCGCAAGAGGTGAGATGGCAGAGTATCTGGGCATCAGCTTGACGTGGATGTCTCTGTTGATTCACGAGCGCAGAACGGCGTCTGCCGCATTGGCGGTCAAGATTGAAAAAGCTACACAAGGACTGGTCACAAGAAAAGACTTGCGCCCAGATTTATTCTTCGTGTAAGATGGTTTGAAACACGGCTAGGTACGAAGTCATGAGCGTACCGAAAAGCGATCCATCCCCGCCTGCCGCAGTTTCTTTTTGGGATGTGTTAATGGGATCGGTATGCACTACTATCAATTCAACATTGGTGACTACGCCAGTCACACCCGCCACCTCGATTTAGACGAGGACTTGGCTTATCGTCGCTTGCTCGACATGTACTATCTTCACGAACGCCCGTTGAACGTCGATTCAGCGGTCGTTGCCAAGCAGATTGGTATGCGAGAGAAGGTTCAGGTTGTCCAAGACGTGCTCAATGAGTTTTTTCAGCTTGGCGACGAGGGTTGGGTCAATGATCGTGCGGACAAGGAAATTAAGCATTTTCACTCCAAAATTCAGCAAGCATCACGCGCTGGTAAAGCATCCGCTGAACGTCGGAGTAGCGCCCGTTCAACGGACGTTCAACCAAACAATAAACAAGAAACAATAAACAAGAACCAATTTACAGTATCTAAAGATACTGTTCGTCCGCCAACAGGCGAACCCGAGGAAAAACCGAAGGTGAAGTTACCCGGATGTGACCACAAAGGCATCTTGGCTCTGTATCACGAGACCTTGCCAAACCTCCCTGCTGTCGAGATCTGGAACGACACTCGTGCTGGCTACCTGAGACAAAGGTGGAGGGAGGTTGCGCTGGACTTGTCCAAAGACGGAGCCGTCACCCACGCTGACATGCTGGCTTGGTGGAAGAAGTTCTTTGAACACATCGGAAGCTCCAAGTTTTTGATTGGCAAAAAACAACAAAAGGACAAGCCGCCGTTCTTGGCTGACCTTGAGTGGGTCATCAAACCCATGAACTTTACGAAAATCATTGAAGGCAAATACCACAGGGAATAATCATGGCACTGAAAAACTTTACAAAATTCACCAAACACGAAGCTGTCGATGACGGCCCTAACACCCTTGACTGCTTTGCCAATGGTTGCCCAATGGCTGGCGGTATCTCCACTGGAGGACGCTGGGTCTGTGCCTACCACCATCAGGCGCCCTCGGAGGAGTGGCCTCGCGTCACAGAAGCCCTGCGAGACGCAGAGGCGATTCGCCTTGCGATCACCGAGGTCATGAAGATCGACATGATCTCTTGGGGCGCCAACACAGGTGGTTACCCGCCCAAGTGGCAAGAGTTTGCCGCCTTGTTTGATAACTACCCTGAGCTACAGCCAAACGAGCATGAGAAGATCCGAAAAACAAAGTACGAGTACCGCCTGCGCAATGAGCTGGCTATTCGTGCTGGACTAGCAAAGAGGAAGGCATGACAAAAAGTGACGCCCAAAAAATCCTTGACGAGATCCGCGGTGGGTTTGGTCATGCCTACTCCGAGACTTGCACCCTCGAATGTCTTAATCTCACAGGAGACTTTGGAACACATGAGACAGTGCGAAGCTCGAGAATGGATGAGTCGGTACGAGAAGAAGGCTATCGAGCGAGGCTCCGCCAGCGCGCAATTATGGTGGCAAGGAGTAAAGAATGAAATTGTTAAACGCAGAGGACAAGCCGCTTGTGACGACCTCGTCCAACGAATGCAAAACGAGCGTACTGCGCGTCGAGCTAGACTTCCCGCCGGCGGAGCTGTTCCCGAACCGAGCTAAAGGCACTCATTGGGGCAAGCTTTACAAGATTCGATCCGACTACCGAGAAGCCAGCACGTGGTTGGCAAAGCACCAGATCAAGGGGTGGAAGCATCATGGCGGACAAATTAAGCTGACCATAACCTTTGACATGCCAGACAAGCGTAAGCGTGACGCAGACAACTGTTTAGCCGCGGCTAAGGGCGCCCTAGACGGGTTGGCTAATGCGCTGTTCGTGAATGACCAATTGTTTCAACCCATTCAGATTTACAGGGTTGAGGGCAAGAAGCCGGGAAGACTTATCGTAGAACTTGAGGAGATGACATGAGTAAACTTATTGACCCCAACGAAGCAGTCGATTTTATGATTGCCAACTCAGCCAAATATGCAGAGGCAGAGGCAACAAAGGTGTTTATGGAAGAGCTGAGGAAGACCATCAAGGCAGAGGAAATGAAAAACGCTGAAGCCCATGGCAACGGTGAGTACAAGACCGCCGCCATGCAGGAGCGAGAAGCCTACGCCTCCCCACGCTACAAAGAGCACCTACAAGCCCTCAGACAAGCCGTACAGGAGCGCGAGCGCCTTAGATGGCTCCTCATAGCCTGTCAGGAAAGAATTGCTGTATGGCGCTCTATGGAGGCCAGCAACCGCTACGTCGAGAAGGCCACCTTGTGAACAACACCCTAACCGCCAAGGAAAAAGACTACGTAAGGCGCGTTAAGGAGCTTCCCTGCTCGGTGTGCGACCAAGAGGGGCCAAGCGACGCGCACCACGTCAAACAGCATAGGCAGTACACCGTCGTGGCTCTATGCAAGTCCTGCCACCAAGGGAGCAAGATGGGCTGGCACGGTGAGCGCAGGGCGTGGGCCATCGCCAAGATGGAAGAGATTGATGCTCTAAACATCACCGTCAAAAGAATAATGGAATGCAAGTAACTTGCGTTCTTACGTCATGCGGCAGGTTTGACTTGCTTGAGAAGACTTTGCGCTCGTTTTTTAAGTTCAACACCTATGCGATTGAAAAGTTTATAGTCATTGACGACTCGGGCTACGTGAACGCTTACGCCATCATTAAGCGCATGGTTGACCAGTTCAAGATCCACGAGCCACCAGAGTTCCTGATCCTTGCCAACGAGAGAAACATAGGGCAGGTCAAGTCAATCAATTTGGCGTACTCTCACGTCACAACCAAGTACGTCTTCCACATGGAGGACGACTGGGAGTTTTACGCCGGCGGATTTATCGAGGAGTCCCTGCCTATCTTGCAAGGCTACTCATGGATCATCACCGTATGGCTCAGGGCCCATAACGACACCAACGGTCATCCGCTGGAGCTTATTCAAGAGCTACCCTTCCCCTTGCTGACGCTGGGCTACGCTAGCAGGTGGCACGGCTTTACGTGGAACCCAAGCTTACGTAGGCTCAAAAACTACAAGCTGATTGATGGGGAAGCCGCCTCGAGTACGTACTACATGCGCAAGGGCTACAGAGCGGCAATCACCACGAAGCAGGATGGCTACGTAAGGCATATAGGCTGGGACTCATCCACGGCTCACATTGCAGGTACAAATAAGGGTTAGGGTTTGTCCTAGTAAAAATATTTATAAAAAGATTCCCAAACCGCTTTAACTTGATGTTAAGATGCATTCACTGCAATAAGCAGGTTACCTGAAAGACAAACATCATGACTACAGCAACATTGATCCAGACAGAAGCTCTGATCTCCACAATCACTTCTGACATCGACGCACTCTACGTGCTCGACCAACAAGCCAAAGCATTGGCTGAGCAAGTCAAGGCAATGAAAGAAGCCATAGCCAACAAGTACGGCGAAGGCGAGCACAAGGGCGAACTGCACAGCGTGTCTGTCAAGCTCATCGAAGTCTCTGGCACCGTTGACTACAAAAAGCTTTGCGTGTCCTACGGCATCACCGACGACGTCTTGGCTACCTTCCGCAAAGAAGGTCGTGCTGACATCCGCGTTTCTCCAGCTAAGTAAGGAGAACGACAATGACCTATCAATACAACGACGGAGGCCGCTCGGCGGCTGGCTTTAAAGGTAAAGCAGGTGACTGCGTAGTTCGATCAATCTGCATTGCAATGAACCTTGACTACAAAGCCACTTACAAACTATTGGCTCAAGCTAACAAAGATTACGGCAACGAAAAATCTGCTCGTAATGGTCTTAGCAAAAAGGTTTATATCCCCTTCTTACAACAGCATGGTTGGGTTTGGATGTCAGCCCCAAAGTTTGAGGGACGCAAGGCACGTTGCGCAGATATGCCAAAGGGCGTAGTGATTGCAAGGCAGGCGCATCACTTGGTGGCTGTCATTGACGGTGTACCAAACGACATTGGTAACCCATCACACAAGATGGTCTACGGATACTGGGCAAAGGTATAAAACAAGGGGTAGGGAAAGCACCTACCCCAACCCGTTTTAATTTAGTGTTACAATTCATTCACGCCAATCAGGCGGTTACTTGAAGGAAATCAAAATGGCAAAAATTTACAAAGCTTACGTCTACCAAGACGACCGTTGTTTCACTGGTGAAATCGAAGGCATCTTCATTAACACCAATGTTGTTGAGTTGCAAAACACTCCCATCGAGTTCTACGCTGACTCCAAGCAGGCTTTGCTTGCTGACATGGTCAAGTTCTTGAAGGGCACTGGTCACACTGGCATCCTGCGCGTTGCCAATCAGTCAAGCTACCCTTTGCAAAAGCTCACCATGGACGAGCTGTGCGCCCTCGAGGACAAAGCAGAAACCGCTTACCGCGCCCTGAAAAAAGAATACCATGCCGCCTACAACAATGGCGTAGTTCTCAGCTATGAGCCTTGTGCCTGCGCTGGTCGTCGTTTGAGCGCCATTCGCAATCAAATTAACGAGATTGATGAAGAAGGACAGCGCATCGCCAAATACGACGCTATCTCCCGTAACCAACTCATGCTCGACGACGCTTAAAATTCGCCCCCTCGGGGGCTTTACTAGAAAGAACCATCATGACAAACGAAATTGAAACATCAATTCAAACAAAGGACGGCGCCCGTGTGGGTGTCGACCAGTACGACGAAAGCATTTGGCTTTCCCTGCAAGGTCGCCGTGCCAGTATGCACGTCATCTTGACCCGTGCTGAGGCTGAGCAACTGCTGGCCAACTTGCAACTCGTACTCGCAAAAGAGGTGGCTTGATGTACGACAGCGTCACATGGGGTCGTGTAGTCCCTGCAAACTACGTATGGAACTTCCTGTCAGAAGATCAACTGTTAGACAACATGCAACGCATCTGGGACAACCCAGCCAATTGCGCGATGTCTCACCTCAAGGCAGGGATATCCCAGCTTGAAACTCGTGGCATTCTGACAAGCGAAGAGGCGGCTTCCTGTCTTAAAGAAACATTGAGATTAAGAGCCAAAGCAAAGCGGGAGGAGTTAGCATGAGCGAGACCAACATGAGCCCGTACGTCAAAGGTTTCAACGCAGGTGTGGACTGCGTTTTGACCGAAATTAGGCGCCTCGAGAAAATAGCCCCTATAAACCTTCAACAGCTCCTCAAGCACCTTGACCCTCAACGCGACCAGAAAACGGCTCAAACGCCCGATAAAGGGGCTTCTTAATGCTGTCTGTGATCAAGAGCATACGGGTTACGCTCCGCGGAATACCTGATGGCATGACCTTAGAGGAATTGTCTGAATTGCTAAACAGACCAAAGAGCAACGTCAGGAAGGTATTGAAAGCCATGCCTGACGTGTACATAGACCGATGGGAAGTGGCACCAAGAGGGCAGTACAAAGCCGTCTGGTGTGTCGTTATCCCCCCAACTGACTGCCCAAGACCTGAAGGAAAAAGCAATGGATGACGATATTCAAGACTACATTCGCCCTTGGAAGAGCCTCACAGACGAGGAGATTCAGAAGGCTTTAGGCGTAACTGCTGAAAGTTCCAACTGGAACATGATCATGGTGCTCGAGTGGGCAAAGAAGATTGAAACCGCCCTGTTGGAGAAGAACTCATGAGTGAAGCAGAGCTTAATATCTGGGAAAAGGCGCTTGGTTGGCGCAAAAGGCAGATGATCCAACGCCAGCTCGACCCCATCACAAACAAGATCAGGAACGACACCTTGGAAGAGGTAGCGCTCGAGTTCGACAAGATGAAGAACGGTGGGGATACAACATCAAGCTTCGCCGCTTACGTGCGAGGACTCAAGAAATGAAACGAGTGGCAATACTGTGCCCAGCCTATGACGGTAAGGTTGTGTGTGACTTCAGCATCAGCATGGCTGTTCTGTTTCAGAGGGCGGCTGTAGAACGTCCTGACCTGCACATGAATCTGTACTTCTGGATGGGTGAGGCGCTTCTGCAAAAAGCCCGAAGCAATTTGTTCTGTGATGCCTACGACAACGGCTTTGACGAGATTGTGTTCATTGACGCGGATCAAGGGTTCACGGCGGATGCGTTCTTTGATGTGATTGACCACGACGTGGACATTGTGGGTTTGCCTGTTGTCATGAAGACAGAGGAGGAGCGGTACAACATACGCCCAGAAGATCCCGCCAAACACAAATGGAGCCCAGACACCAAGTTGTTAGAGGTAGAGTGCATTGGGACTGGGTTCTTGAAGCTCTCACGCAAGGCTATGAAGATCTTGTGGGACAAGGGTACGCCGTACTATGATGGAAAAGACAAACGATTGATCTGCGACATTCAGATCATCAATGGCGGAATGATCTCAGAAGATGTGCAGATCTGTAAGAAGCTCACGGACGAGGGGCTAAAGATCTACGTAGACATACGGCACACATGCACTCATTTTGGAGTAAAAAAGTACTCAGGCGATTACCAAATGAAGTATGCCAAAACAGTCCTTGATGGGATATTGGGGAAGAGCGAATGACAGAACAGATTTGGGAAGCTGACTGGATCAGCGAGAACCCTGAGCTGGCAAACAAAGCCATCACAGAGCTACAGACGCAGGTGCAGGAGCTGGAGTCAAAGCTGAAACACGCGAACAACAAAGTCGCAAAACTTGACGCACAAAACAGAGAATTCAAACTCACCATCAAGGACATGGATCGAAGGATCATGAAGGGATTGAAGTAAGGATGTTGCACACATACGAAAAGATCCGTTAAACTTTGCGTTAAAGGAGTTCAGTAATGGCAAAGAAACCAAAAGATCTTTCCAGCGACAAAGTCGCCGATGTGACAGGTAAGCCGCAAACAAAAGAGGTTGCCAAAACAGGCAGACCAACCAAGTACACACCAGAGATAGCAAGGCGTATCTGTGAACAACTGAGTGACGGAATACCACTAAGACAGATATGCAGAGAGAACGAAGGGTTTCCTGCATGGAGGACGGTATACGATTGGATGTGGAGGGATCAAGAGTTATCCACAGCCATCGCACATGCGCGTGACATAGGCTACGACGCTCTTGCTGAGGAATGCTTGTACATCTCTGACAACATTCAGATGGGCAAGAAGAAGGTTTTCACCGCTGGCGGCAAGGAGGGCGAGGACAGCGTGACCGTGACGGAGGAGGACATGCTTGGTCACCGCAAGCTTCAGATCGAGACTCGCCTCAAGTTACTGGCTAAGTTCAACCCTAAGAAGTATGGCGAGTACAGGGCGGCTGAGGAGAAGATCGATCCGATGATCATTGATGCTGAGGTCAAGAACGTCATGGACGTAGCGATCAAGCGCCTTGAGCTGATCAGGATTGCTGAATGAGCGAGGTTGTTGATCAGGAAGTTCTGGACATCTTTGCTGATCCAGAGATCCGACGCAAGCTGGGCCCCTACCACGGCATAGCCTACGCCAAGCGCTCTGCATGGCTCTCAGGCGCCTTCAATCATCAAAAGACACCCCAAGGCACGTATTGGTCTATTTGGCTCATGCTGGCTGGTCGAGGCGCCGGCAAGACCCGCACCGCGGCTGAACAGTTATGGTACTGGGCATGGCAGAACCCCAACACCCGTTGGCTCGTGTCCGCTCCCACATCAATGGATGTCAGGGCGACTTGCTTTGAGGGAGAGTCAGGACTCATTGCTGTGATCCCGCCGATCCTGATCAGGGACTACAACAAAGCCCTGCACGAGATCGTGCTGATCAATGGGAGCCTGATCAAAGGTATATCAGCCTCAGAGCCTGATCGTTTCCGTGGTGGTCAGTATCATGGCGCATGGCTAGATGAGCTTGCCGCTTGGGACTACCTCGACGAAGCTTGGTACAACATCCAGTTTGCCGTGCGTCTCAAGAAGGAGGACGGCAGAACCCAGATCATTGCCACAACTACCCCACGTCCCAAAGACCTGATCGTAGAGCTTGTAGGGCGTGAAGGTAACGACGTAGCGCTCACGACGGCATCTACCTACGTCAATCTCGCTAACCTGTCTGCAAGCTTCAAGAAGCAGATCCTGTCCTATGAGGGAACCAAAATTGGAAGGCAGGAGATCCATGCAGAGCTGATCGATCCTGAAGAGTCAGGCATCGTTAAGCGCGAGATGTTCAAGCTGTGGGCGCCAAACAAGGAGTTTCCAAAGTTCGAGTACATCCTGCAAAGCTACGACTGCGCCAGCTCGGAGAAGACTGTCAACGATCCGACAGCCTCCATCACGTTTGGGATCTTCAAGCCCCTCGATGGCGCAATGTCCGCCATGGTGATTGACTGTTGGCAGGATAGGCTCCAGTACCCAGACCTGCGCCCCAAGGTGATCGAGGAGTACGACGTGGTCTACGGCGAGGGCAAGGACAAGAAGCGCATAGACCTGATACTCGTGGAGGACAAGTCCTCGGGTATAGCTTTGATACAAGACTTGCAACGTGCGCACCTGCCTGTACGGGCGTACAACCCCGGTCGGGCTGACAAGATTCAACGCTTGAACATTGTCTCCAACATCATTGCCGCTGGGCGTGTATGGATCCCTGAGAGCGGCGTTAGGAGAGGCTACGTCAAGGACTGGGCTGAGGGCATGGTCAGCCAGATCTGCTCCTTCCCTGACTCGACGCACGACGACTTCGTGGACGCCTGCACCCAAGGCTTGCGGTTCCTACGTGACGCTGGCTGGCTGGATATTGATGGCGCCCCACGGGACGACTACGACATGGACGACTACCTTGACAGCGGTATGGCTAAGAAGCTTGAGAACCCGTACGCCGCATGAGAGTCGCCTACATCACCCCCTACTTCAAGGAAGAGCCACAGGTCATGGAGCGGTGCATCCAAAGCGTGGAGGCTCAAACCATCAAGGCTGACCACTTCCTCATCAGCGATGGGCACCCACAGGACTGGATCGCCAGCAGGGTGGCAAGGCACATCCCACTTGGCAAGTCCCACGGCGACTACGGAAACACCCCTCGAGGGATCGGTGCTCAGCTTGCGGTCAGTGAAGGGTACGATGCTATTGGGTTCCTCGATGCTGACAACTGGCTCGACCCTAACCACACCGAGGAGTGCCTGACCACAGCGATAGGGAACTACGGCTCACCAGTCAACTGCGACTACGTGGTAGCTAGGCGTAGGTTCGTTCGCCCTGACATGACTGTCCTGAACATGCCAGACGACAGCTCACTGATCGACACGAGCTGTTTCTTTTTTCTGCGTGGAGCTTTCCCCATGCTCCCAACGTGGAACCTGATGCCTAAAGAGTTCTCCAACATAGGTGACAGGATCTTTGGCAAGCGCATACGTGAGGCAGGACTGAACAGCGCCAGCAACAAGGCTGTGACCGTGAACTACCTGAACCTGTGGGCAAGCTCGTACCACGCCATGAATGAGACGCCCCCCCCTGAAGCCAAGCCTAACGTGGATGGCGGGAGCGGGTACAGGTGGTTAGCTGAGATGGACAGCAGGAACAATGAGTTGGTTCGTAGGCTGATTGGATCAGATCTATGATGGACGAACTCCAACACCCAAGGTATCATTGGGACAACAGCAACTCAGCGGGATAAGCCATGGCTGACGAAAACACACCAGCGTTCTACCCACGAGTTGGGCAAAACATAGCTAAGAACTTCAGATCGGCTCAGCCACCAGCCTTTATTGAAGATCCAAGAGCGATGGATTTGCCCCAGTACGGCGACGTTGACTTAAGCGTTCCCACCCAAGCTAACCTTGAGATGGGTAGACGCATGGCTCAGCGTCAAGCTGACTTAAAGCGCCAGCAACAGGCTGACAGATCCCCACTCGAGAAGGTAGCTGGCACATTGCAGACTGGCAGGCTCATGGGTTCAGCCCTGACTCAAGCCGTCAACTCCTTGCCCACGCGCATCTTTAAAGGCGACGAGGCGGCTGACAAGTTCATGCAAGAGCGCATGTATCAGCCTACACAACCTACGGCGTATGAGTACGCTGGTGACATTGGCGACTTCCTTGAGAAGCTCGAGACCGAATACAAGATCCCACCAATGTTGCCAGAGGCTGTGGCTTTGCAGTACCTGACAGGCCCTGCCACATCCCAAGCTATGAGAACCGCAGGCAAGGGTGTAGAGAAGGCTGGCATGGCGCTAGAGCGTGGCATGGAGCCCGTCGTTCGTGGCGCCTTAGAGCGTGGTGGTCTACCTCGTGAGATGGTCATGGCGATGGGTGCCAATACGCAGTCCAACGTAATGAAGCCATCGAACAAGGCTAATTGGATGAGTGGCCCTAACATTCACGTCCCCGAGGGCGATGCTTGGCGCTTTAAGACTCCGCCGTTTGCTGGTGAGACCCCCGCTCAACGCATCCCTCATCATGAAGAGTTGCTCAACGATCCAACATTGAACCAAGATCAAATTGACCGAGTTCTGTACCAACTTGAATTAGCCAAAGGCGAGGCGGCTCTCGATAAGTGGGCTGACAATGCATTGATGGGTTACTTCAAAGGACAGTTGGCTTCCCCTGAAGATCCTGTTCGCCTCATGATCGAGAAGAACTATGCCAACATCGAGTCTAAGTTTGCCAAAGATCAAGAGCGAGCCACAAAAATGGCACAACGCGCTGAGGCAGAGCTTGACCCACGCAAGCAGGCAAACATGAAGCGCCAAGCGGACACCATGTTTGTGCAGGCAAGAGACGACCGCGACATAGCAATGCAGAACATCTCGCACCTTCCATCGGAGATGTTGCAAAACATTACGCTTGACCCTAAGTCCTACATCAAAGAAGAGCGCGTGAAGGCTGGCTACCCAGCAGAAGGCTTAGGAACCACTGACCCATCAAGGAAGTGGGAACACCAAGCTGACGAGGCTGTCAAGGTCACAAGGGCTGGCGACATCCAAGGGGCAATGGATCTTCAACCAAGGATTGACCAAGCACTTCAAGAACAATTTGTTGTTTATCAAAAATTAAATAAAGAGTGGGGTGATCTTTTAAGAAGCAAGGGATTGCAAGAAAAAGATATTGCGGCGCTGATGACCAGTATGCCAAGAAATACAAAAGCCGAAGCTGTTGGCATGTTGGACGAGTTGCAAAAGGTGGACAGCAACTACTTGAGACTGTTAGATCAAGACCGTAGTTTCCCCAAGTTTGCTTCTATGGACAATCCCTTTGTTGCCAAGCTTGACCCTGAGACAAAGATGTACTCGGGTTACATGGGTGACTTGGGCTTTGAGCACGTCATGGATGTGTTGCGTCAAGACTTAGCCGCTGAACGACTGCGCCCTGAACAACTTAACAAGCTGAGCGTAGAGCAAGCCGTAAAGCGTACGCAAGAGTACAACTTGGATCTTGCTAAGAAGATGAATGTCGATCGTGCATCGGCTCGTGCCGACTTGCCTGTCTACAAAGAATACCCAGATGGGTACAAGTGGGTTCAGCTCAACAAGCCCGGCAACTTTGCCGCTGAGTCTGAGGCCATGGGTCACTCCGTCAAAGGCTACGAACCATCTAAAAAACACCCTGAGTGGGTGAAAGGCTCGGGTGATGAAGGGAGCCCATCTTATGGTTTAGGCGGATGGGAAGCTATCAAGAGCGGAAGAGCCAAGATTTACTCGTTGGTTGATTCAAGAGGTGCACCACACGCCACCATTGAAGTCGCCAGTGGTGCACACCCAATCGGCTATAGCTTCAAGGGCGCCAGCAAAGAACTGCCAGAAACTTTTGAATACAATCGCAACTTTGACGAAGGATTCCCACGTCCAACAGAAGAACAAAAGCAAGCCATATTGAGTCGCGCTCAAGATCTTTTCAAGAACAATTCAAACATTGAAAGAATGGACGCCTTCCAGATGGCGGCTAATGAAATCTTGGGGCCACTACCTGCTGAGATTCGCCAGATCAAGGGTAAAGGAAATGTCAAGCCTATTGCTGAGTACACCCCGTATGTGCAAGACTTTGTGAGAAGCGGCAACTGGACTGACGTCCGAGACTTCAGCAACACAGATTTAATACGTGCTGACGACGTCAGGAAAGCTGGCTGGGATATGACTGGTATTGATAGTCCTTACCTAACAAAACAAGAGTACGACGATCTATTGCTTAACGAGCTAAACAAACCAAAGGGCATGAAGCGTGGTGGCAAGGTCTCCATCTCCAACAACCCAGACACCATGATGATGGAGCTAGGCAACCAGAAGATGGCTGGCGGTGGTGCTATTGCCAAGCTAGTTAGAGCCGTCCCAAAGACTGCCGCTGAAATTGATGCTATTGCCAGACGCATGGCTCCGCAGATGCTTGGTGAGTTTGTCCGTGGCGATGCTGGAACTCAATCGGTTGCTGGCAAGACGCAGAAGCAGTTTGCCAAAGAAAAGCAAATGGTGCACGACATCCGTCCAACAGGCGCTGAACGTCCGTTGCCTAAGACGGTTGACGTTGAAGACCTTAAGGATCAGGTCATGATCGGGATTGCAGGTGACCCCACCATCTCTGGTCAAACCTTGCATGGATTAAATGGCGTCCCATTGGACAGTCCATCGCCTCAGCACGGCGGCCCCCTCTACGGCTTAGGTCGTGACGAAGAGTTCTGGGCTTCAGGCTTAGGAGCCGCTAACCGTGTGCAGAACTTAGCTCGTGAAGCTGGTAAGCAGTACGACATGCCTGTGCTTGGCAAGTACATCATGATGGGCCCCGAGTCCATCAATTACGCCCAGCACTACGCTGACGCTAACCTTTCAGCCATCAACCCAGCCAAGATGAGCAAGGGTCAGATTGAGAGCTTTAACAACTTGGTGCGCGAGGGTTATCCCTACACCAAGAACAAGGAGCGCTTCCAAAGGGTTTTTCCAGCGTTCCCCGGCATTGAGAACCCAAGCGAAGCCTACCTGCATTTTTCCATCGACCCAGAACTGCGCAAGCACTTTAACGCTTTGATGCAGATGCCAACAGTAACCGAGAAGCATGGTTTGCCAAGCGGTATTGATGTTCGCCACGCTATCACCGAGCCTGATTTGCGCGACCTTGAGACTGGCGTAACTGGTAAGTCTATTGGACGTATGCGCCCAGAGGTGACACAGCTTGGATTGTCTGAGCACCCAACTTACTCGCATGACATACCGGGCGAGTTTATGGGCTCCTCCAAGTACCCCATCCCCTACGAGTTGTCTTTTCCTGACACCGTCAAAGCCATCCGCGAGAACCCCAAGCAAGCGCCTCATGAGTTTGGCTCCTTGAAGATGATTGGCCCACGCCAAGTCATTGACCAGCAAATGATTGACGAGATCAAGCAGTACCAAGAGATGATCAAGAAGTACACGGGTCAGAAGAAGGGTGGAGCTGTCCACAAAGCCGAAGGCGGTGAAGTAACTGGCGACGACTTAATCCTTGAAGAGAGACCACTATGAGCCTCATAGGAGCACTGACTAAAGCTGGCAAGGCTGGTGAGACAGTCAAGAAAGCCGCACCCTTCTACTCCGCTGTGGATGAGGCGCTGTCCAATTTAAAGCGCCCCAAGGGTACGGGCATAGAGTTCTTGACGGAAGTGCTCAAGCAACCCGGCGTCAAGAAGGCGGAGATCGCCGACCGTAAGCTCGAGCAGGCATTTAAAGCCAAGGGCAAGATAACTAAGGAAGAGGCTCAGCAAGTCCTAGCTGACAACCCACCACCAAGGGTTCAAGAGCGTGTGCTTGAAGATCTGGATGATGATGCTCGCAAAGCATTGATCGACGATAAGATGGAAATCTATGGGTATGATCGTTACAGTGAAGTTCCAAGAGACGTAATGCGTCAATGGAATGATGAAATTGATGCTGACGCCGTAAAGTACAACGATTCCGATTACGTAAGCAAAGGTGGTAGCAACTACCGCGAAATCCTGCTCAAGTTACCGCAGTCCTATACAGAAAAAGATTTTCATCGTTTGTTGATGCTAGAGGCAGAACAACGACGTGGCGACTTGACCCCTGCGCAAATTAAAGAGATGGCAGAACTTCAGGCAAAGAAGCAAACAGCCGCATCCAACTACTCATCTGGTCATTGGGATGATCCCAACGTGTTAGCTCACATGCGTGTGCAGGATAGGTTGATTGCCCAGCCCCCACAGAAGGGCTTTTACGTTGTCAACAATACGTCTGGCAGACGATCAGATATGTTTGATACCCCTGAACAGTTGCAGGCGTATGTTGAGACTTTGCCTGAAAGCATTCGCAACAACGTGACTATGGCTCAGGGTGAACGCAAGGTTCCGCCAAGAAAGGTCTTGCAAGTCGAAGAGATTCAGTCTGATTGGCATCAAGCTGGTCGAAAAAAAGGTTACGCATCTGAGGAAAACCCAATGCGTATGACTGGCGAGGCTATACCTCTTGGCGACAACACCTACGGGGTGAAGTGGCAGGATGGCTCTGTAGATACGCTTGGTTACGGAAAACATCATGCTGAAACAATTGCCCAAGAAGGCAAGTTGACTGGCGTTGTTCCTGACGCGCCATTCAAAAAGAACTGGCACGAGCTGGCAATGAAGCGCTTGCTGAACTATGCGGCTGATAAGGGCTATGACGGCATAGCAATCACGCCCGGTTCTGAGCACTTTAAGCGCTATGGTAGTGAACGCATTGATTGGAAGAAGAGCGATGACGGTTGGATCGTTGGAGCCAAAGAGCAGACTGGCGGACGCCATGAAGGTCGAGACCTTGAAGAGATTGCTCGTGACCGCGGCATCCTGCTTGAGCGAAGCGGTGACCCAGTCAAGTCTAAAGAAGACCTGCACCGAATTGTTAACACAGTACTGAATCGTGAAAACAACCCAGAGCAGGTCAATAAGCTTACAAACCGCATTTGGGATCGTATGCAGACAGAAGCAGAAGGTACGTCCCTACCCCGCAAGGAAGGCATGGAAGGTTTCTACGACAAGATGCTGACCGATTATCTGAACAGCTACGGTAAAGACTACGGCGCTCAGGTTCAAATGCGTCAGGTTGCGGCTACGCCTGAAGCTATGGAGAAGAAGTTCAATCTCAATCCTAATACTTTGCCTGACATGAACGCAGAACAGGCTAGTGACTACGGCAAGATCCTACAAGGCTTTGGCAACACACAACTGTCAGACGTTCACTACTTTCCCATTACGCAACCTATGCGTGACTCCATTAAGCAGAAGGGCTTACCCCTGTACCAACAGGTTGGCATCCCAACTGCTGGCGCTGGTGCGGCTTCTCAGATGCTTGAGCCTGAAGAAGAGACTGGCTTAGCTACTGGTGGCGTTGTTAAGTCAGCAGTAAAGCAGGCACAGCTTGCCAAGCTGGCTAAGATGCGTGAAGAGATGGCGCCTAGAGCTGAGGCTGTCAAAGCTTTGATTGCTAGGGATCAGAACAGATACCTTGCCGACGTTGCCCCTAACTCCCTGACCAACGCTGAGATTGAGGCTGAGATTAAGCGCATGGCGGCTAAAGCCCCAATGATTATGAAGCCTAGCGCACTGACTGAGCTTAGGAAGATTGTTCAGCAGGAGAAGGGTGACTACGGCTCAAGGCGACTAGAACGTGCCGCTGATGAGATCCCTAACCTTGAGAGGCTGTACAAGGAAAAAGCGCTTAAAGAAGCGTTTACTGGCGACAACGCTAGAGCCTTGATGAGCATGAACCCAGCCGACTTTGAGAAGTATGCAGTACCTCTTGATGCTCGCTTTATGGATGAGAACTCAACACGTTACACCACCAGCGGTGAGCGATTGGCTTATCCAGATTACATGAAAGACTACTTGCCAAATGTTGGCGCTTTCAATGATGTACCCTTTCTTTTAATCAACAAAAAAGAACAGGGCTTGCCTTTGATGCCTTTTATATCTGGGCACGAGGGTCGTCACCGCAATCGCGTCATGGTGGACAAAGGCGAGAAGTCTGGTCTTGTACAGTTGATGCCAAGAGCTGAGTTGCGTGAGCCATTCCCACGTAGATCACAAGAAGAGTACATCGACGCACTCAAACAAGAGTTGGAGATGACTGGCAACATGGTCACTCCTGAAGAATATTTTGATAACTTCACGCAAAAGAAGGCAAAAAGATCATCAATTATTTTGCCTGACATCTACGCCAAAGGTGGAGCAGTTAAACCTCAAGTTAAAAAGTCGGTTAGTGGTAAAGTTAAGATGACTGATAACCGCGATACTATGTTCATGGAACTGAGCAACAAGAAGCTCAAAAGGAAATAAGCTATGGCGACACAATTCCCACAAGACGCTAATGCGGGTCGTTTTATCGATGGGTTAAAAGACCAGCAGGTTAATGCTGACGAAGGCATGGAGTTTGAAATGCCTGATGACGACCAAGAGATCGAGGAGCTACCTGACGGTTCTGCCATTGTGCGTATGCCAACCAAGGGGCCCATGGAGGACGAGGACTTCTATCAAAACTTGTCTGACGTGCTCGACCCCTATGACCTGAACAAGATTGCTCTGCGCTACATGGACTTGGTCGAGAACGACAAGAAGTCTCGTGAAGAGCGCGATAAGAAGTACGAAGAGGGTTTGCGCCGTACGGGCATGGGCAATGATGCCCCCGGCGGTGCTACCTTCATGGGTGCCAGCAAGGTTGTTCACCCTGTCATGGCTGAAGCCTGCGTAGACTTCGCCTCTCGCGCTATCAAGGAAATGTTCCCACCTGACGGCCCAACCCGCACAAAGATCTTGGGCAAGGTTAACGAGGAGAAGATTGAGAAAGCCGAGCGCAAGCGCGACTTCATGAACTGGCAGTTGACTGAGCAGATCGAAGAGTTCCGAGACGAGCAGGAACAGCTTCTGACTCAGCTCCCATTGGGTGGCTCACAGTACATGAAGCTTTGGTACGACGAGAAAAAGAAGCGTCCTTGTGCTGAGTTCATGCCCATCGACAATATCCTGCTACCCTTTGCCGCGGCTAACTTTTATACAGCTCAGCGCGTCACTGAGATGCAAACCCTGACCGAGTGGGAGTTCAAGAACCGCATCCGCTCAGGCTCGTACCGCGACATCGACCTGATTCGCGTGTCTGCTGAACCAGAGGAAACCCACTCTGAAAAGGCAAACAACAAGATTGAAGGTCGTAAGTTTGAGGACAACGAAGACGGACTTCGTAAGGTCTACCACATCTACACATGGCTCGAGCTGGAAGATGACCCACTGACAGATGGTGAGTCAGCCCCCTACATCCTGATGGTTGACGAGCACGAGAATGAGTGCGTTGGTCTTTACCGTAACTGGGAAGAGGGCGATGAGACCATGACCAAGCTTGATTGGCTGGTTGAGTTTAAGTTCATCCCATGGCGCGGTGCGTACGCTATTGGTCTGCCACAGCTCATTGGAGGGCTGTCAGCGGCTCTTACAGGCTCTCTGCGCGCTTTGCTGGACTCTGCCCATATCAACAACGCGGCAACCATGCTTAAGCTCAAGGGAGCGAAGATCTCGGGTCAGTCCCAACAGGTAGATGTGACGCAGGTTTGTGAGATTGAGGGAATGCCCGGTGTGGACGACATCCGCAAGATTGCCATGCCTATGCCTTTTAACCCACCCTCACCCGTCCTATTCTCGCTTTTGGGCTGGTTAGACAGTGCGGCTAAGGGTGTCGTGACCACCGCTGAGGAAAAGATTGCTGACGTAAACTCCAACACCCCAGTTGGAACCACTCAAGCTCTGATCGAGCAGGGCGCCGCGGTGTTTTCCGCTATTCACGCACGCCTGCACGAGTCACAAGGTCGCGTTTTGAAGATCCTTGGACGTCTGAATCGTTGGTACATAGACGAGCAACGCAAGGGTGAAGTGGTCGCTGACCTTGAGATTAGCAAAGAAGACTTCGCATCTAACACAGACGTGATCCCAGTATCTGATCCGCACATCTTCTCTGAGACCCAGCGTATGGCGCAGAGCCAAGCGGTGATGGCTTTGATGGAAAAGAACCCAGATCTGTTCAATCGCAAAGTTGTGGTGGAGCGGTTCTTAAAGCAGATCAAGGTGCCCGGCGTCAATGAGATCATGAGAGACGTCCCCAACCCCGAAGAGCGCCCAGTCGCAGACGAGAACGTCGCTATGGCTCTTGGACAAATGGGTTTTGCCTTCATTGATCAAGACCACTTGTCTCATATTCAGGGTCACTTGGACTTTGCCAAGGATCCAGCTTTTGGTGCAAACCCTATGATCGCGCCAGCCTTCATCCCACAGATGATGGAGCACGTCAAACAGCACATCACCCTGTGGTACTTGAAGCGCATGAACGGTTATGTGACCAAGTCCACTGGCAAACAACAAGCTGACTACGCTAATCCCAAGTTCACAGCCGAGATTGACAAGATATACGCATTGGCATCTCAGCACGTTGCTATGGACAGCGAGAAAGCGTTCAAGGGCGTCATGCCTGTCATCCAACAGATGATGCAAATGATGCAACAGGGCAAGCAACAACCGCCTTTGCCACCCGAAGCGCAGGTTCTTATGCAGACAAGCATGGCAGAGACCCAGCGCCGTGCCGCAAAAGACCAAGCCGACCTTCAATTGGCAGACAAACGCCTCATGCAAGAGGGTCAAGCGGACGCCGCACGGATGCAAATGGAGATGGCTAAGCAACAACAGTCAGATAGCGTCAAGATGTCGACCAATTCTGCTGACAACCTGACCAAAGAACGTATTGAATCTGCAAAACTGACGCGAGATGCGGCTAAATTGCAAAACGAGCAGGCTCAAACTGCACTGGAGCTTCAAAAAGAAGCACAACAAACCCTAGGAGATCGAAATGGCTACATCTAACCCTTACCACAACGAAGCCGTGCCCATGCACAAGCGTATTGCCGCCGGCGAGAAGCTTGATGGCACGTCTTTGAAGCCCTCTGGCAACACAGCGCCAGCCAAAAAACAAGGAGGCGCACTATCGCAAGCTAAGAAGAAATAATGATATTCAATTTGGGTGATCTGATCGGCGCAATTAAGGCGCGTCAAGCTAATATAGCTTCTTCCTTAGCGGCTGGAAATGTCGCGTCATGGGAGACGTACCAACGCACGGTCGGCACAAACTTGGGATTGCAGGAAACCCTCGATCTCATTAACAAAATGTTAAAGGAAGATGAAGAAGATGAGCGATAACCCCGAAGTGTTGGAAAACGCTGAAGT